GAAGAAGTCAAGGCTTCAACCAAAATGGAAGACGACAAAGAAGAAGACAAGGCTGCAAAGTCCGCTGTCGCTCTTGTCGCTGATCTTGTCAAGAAGCAAGCAGCAGAAGGCCGCCGTCGTGTTGCCGCTGCCACGCCTGTCGTGACTGCTCCTGCTCTCAAAGGCACTCTCAAGCACTTGAACGACGCCGAAACCGCACACGGTCTTGGTCAGTTCTTCTTGGGTTCAATGGGCAACAAGTCCGCTCAACAGTGGGTGTCAGATCGCTACGGTGCTAAGGCACACGGCGAAGTGAACAACTCGCTTGGTGGGTTCTTGGTTCCTGACGAACTGGAGCAAGCAATCATTGACTTGCGCGCTCGGTTCGGTAAGTTCCGTGCCAACACTCGCGTGCTCAACATGAGCCGTGACACCCTGCTCATCAACCGGATCGCTGGCGGCCTGACCGCTTCGTTCGTTGGTGAAGGTTCCTCGATCAGCGAGACTGATGCTTCGTTCGACCAAGTGTCCTTGGTTGCTCGCAAGGCTGCCACGTTGACCAAGTACAGCCGTGAGTTGGCTGAAGATTCCGTTGTGAATCTCGGCGACTTCTTGGCTGGTGAAGTTGCCCGTGCTTTTGCAAACGCAGAAGACGAAGCAGGTTTCAATGGTGATGGCACTTCAGGCAACGGCGGCATCGTCGGACTCAAGAACGCTGTTGGCTCTGCTGGTCAAAAGACCGGCTCGGGCAACGCTTACTCCGAGTTGACTCTTGCTGACTTGACCGGCACTGTTGGTCTGGCCCCTGAGTTTGTCTTCTCGCAAGGCACACCAAAGTGGTACATGTCCACTCAGTTCTATCACACTGTCGTGCTTGACCTTCTTGCTGACGCTGGCGGCAACACCAACCTCACCCTTGCTGGTGGCGTGGCTGTGCCTTCGTTGTTCGGCTATGAAGTCGTGCTGACTGATGTGATGCCAAAGACTGAAGCCAACTCTCAAATCTGTGCGTACTTTGGCGCACTCGAACTCGGTGCAACGATGGGCGACCGTCGGCCAACCGAGATTGCCGTAAGTGAAGATCGCTTCTTCGAGGCCGACCAAATCGGTGTTCGTGGAACAACTCGCTTTGACATCAACTGCCACGATGTTGGCGACAGCAGCACCGCCGGTGCTATCGTTGCCCTCAAGACGGCTTCTTCCTAATTGAAAGGCTGACACACAAATGATCTCCCTTCAAGACATCACTTTCAAACATTTCTCTGAGTCCGACGCTTCAGCCGGTACGAAAGAGATTGACACCCTGAACGCTGACTATCTCGTCATCCAGTTCTTCACTTCTGGTGGTTCTAATGGCGCTATGGCAGCACTCAAGTTGCAAGAGTCTGACACCGCTGGTTCAGGTCAAGCCGATATCTCCGGCACTGACTTGTCTAGCACCGTCACTTCTCCAACCAACGTTGCCGCTGATGATGGCTGTGCTTTGTACTTCGTTGACCTTCGCGGTCGCAAGCGACACATCACCATCTCGTTCGACGGGCCTGCCTCGTCCAGCAACTACGTTGCAGCGTTTACTCTCAACGATCAGCGACCAATCACCGCTGCTTCTGCCGACTGGCAAGGCCGCGTGATCATCTGATCATTCACAACCCGTGACCTTCCTCTCAAAGGCCCGGCAGTCCATTCGTGGCTGCCGGGCTGAGGGGGGAACAGGAGACTGCTGATGGCTCTGGCTGACAACGCACTCGTATCTCTAGCCGATGCAAAGGCGTACTTGGGGGTTGGCACATCCGGTGACGATGCGCTGATCGAACGTCTGATCAATGCAGAGTCAAGCCGCATCGAGCGGTACTGCGACCGCAACTTCAGGAAGCAGTCTTACCGCGAGTCATACAACGGCTCAGGACAGCGACGGCTGCGACTTCGCAACTACCCGGTCATTGGAATCAGCCGAGTCGCCATCGGCACTAAGATTGCTCTTAGCGTCAGTAGCGACACCGCCACCGATCTGCGTTCCGTTGTGGAAGTGCAAGATGATCGCATGGTGCTGACCCGTCACCAGTCTGACGGAACCAAGACCACAACCAACTTGGTGTTTGCGTCAAGCAACAACGACACCGCTTCAGGCTTGGTCGATGCCATCAACGGCACGACTGGCTTTGATGCAACACTCTCAACCAACTGCTTGAGCATTGACCTGTTCCGCCAAGGCGGCGTGAACGTCATGCTCTCGACTGCACAGATTGAGTTCCCTGACCGCGACGATATCCCCTACCGCGTGCATGATGATCGTGCCACGCTTGAGTTCGTTGATTCAGCAGACATGCTGTTCTTCGGCAAAGCCACTGACGCAGGGCTGCCATTCCCTCATACCTTTGGTGGCATCCTCGTCGAGTATGACGCAGGCTTTGACGGGCTGACCGAGATACCTGCTGACCTTGCACAAGCCTGCATCGAGTTGGTGCAGTACGCCTACAGCAACAAGGCCGAGAACCCAACCATGCAATCAGAGTCCATCGGCTCATACTCGTACAGCCGTGCGGGTGATCCGATCAGATCATCAGAAAGAATCAGAGAACTGCTGGCTCAGTTCATCGATAGGAAGTAATGAGCGTCACCGAACTCATAACCAAGCATGGCGTGTCAATCACCATCCAGACCGCCGGAACCAGCAACGATGCGTCAGGCTTCCCAACGCTGACGTACTCAGACGGCTCAACCGTCACCGGGTTCATTCAGCCAGCCAGTGCGTCGGAGCCTCTGCAAGCCGGTCGTGACGAACTGGTGATCACGCACCGCGTGTACTTCGATGCAGGCGTGACCATCGCACCCACCAACCGGCTGAAGTTCACAGATCCGGCAGACAGCAGCGTTCGCTTCTTGGAAGTGGTCGGTGTGATCAAGCCCGGCATGTTCGCTGGTGCTGCATCGCTGGCTCACGTTGTGGTTGACTGCTCAGAAGATTCAACGGCGGTGGCATGAGTTATCAGTTCAACAACAAACTGGTGATGCAACTTGGCGAGGCAATGGCGTCCGATGCCGTCAAGGCTGCTGGCTATTTGTTGCAACGTAAAATCAAAGAGCGTTTGAACCTTGGCAAGTCACCGCCTGCCTCTATCGCTCCTGCTGGCCCGTACAAATTGACTGGTGATCTTGGCAGGCGAATCCAAGTTGATGAGAGCAAGGCCAAGGGCAAGAGTCCAAGTGTACGAGTGGGAACCAATCTGGTTTACGCTGCTCGGCTTGAGTTCGGGTTTGTCGGTGCAGACAGCAAGGGCCGCGTGATCAACCAAGCAGCCCGACCTTACATGCGTGACTCGTTGAGCAACAATGTCAAAGAGATGCGCAAAGCCGCCATCAATGCTGCCAATGACGTATTCAAGAAGTTCGCGGCACAGCGAGGTGGACGATGAGCCAAGACGTCGTGAAAGCGTTCTACACGCAACTGATCAGCGACACCAGTGGCGGCTCGTTCCACACAGCCGTGGGCGGTCGGATCTACGAGCAGGAAGCCCCAAGCATGGAAGCCGTGCCGCTGGCAATCTTCCAACTGATCAGCGCACCGTTTGACCAGACATTCAACGGCAGCACAATCAAGGACTATCTGTTCCAAGTCGATATTTACAACAGGAAGCAGGACGGTATGACGGCCCTTGGTGGCATTCAGACCAAACTGTTCACGCTTATGAATAACAGCACGCCAAGCATCGACAACCACGGGCGTGCTAAAATCGAATGCACCAATGACGGTATCCGCTCAGTGGAGGGCGAGTACCTAAGAGTCATCACTGAATTCAGGCTTCGCACTGGGGCCGTCACCTAAGGAGCCAACACATGGCAAACCGTATCACCGGATCCGATGGTCAATGCACCGTTGCGAACCACAACATCCTCTTCAACACTTGGTCAGCAACCTTCTCGCAGGTTGTCTCTGACGTCACGTCTTTTGCTGATTCGTTCGCAAAGAAGCGTGGCGGCTTGATGTCCGGCACATTCTCTGCTTCTGGCATCATGCAAGACAACGCAGGCACAACCGAGCCAATGCCAACTTCAACAGATGTGCTGAACTTCAGCAAGGCTGGTGAGGCTGTGACTTTGCAAACCGGATCGACCACCAAGAACTTGAGCCAGTGGTCTGGTACTGCTGTCATTGGCAACGTGTCACCCACCAGCACGCAAGGCGGTGATGCCTCGATCAGTGTTGACGGTGAGTTCAGTGGTGACATCACCTTGACTTGGGATGAATCCTAAGCATGGCAAGGAAGTCGCCTGATGATTGGGTCTCGGTTGTGCAGTTCAAAGGGCTGAAGACCGGCAAAGTCATCACGAGGAAGTGCGGCTGCTCCGCTGAAACACTTGAGG